GAATGGGGGAAGAAAAACGGTGTATTTGCTCCTACAGCATGGAAAGAAGGTATGCTTGGTTTAATGGGAGAAAGAAAAGGAATAATACCCAAAATAGAAGACATAGGTTATGCAGGATTTACTTTTGTTGAATCTGTTAAAAATAGAATGAATACTTTTCTTGCTGTGGCTAAAATGCTTGAAGAAAAAGGAATGCCTTTTGAAGAGGCTATGAAAAAAGCTCGTGATATTACTTTTGATATTCACTTTGATATGAATAAATGGAATACTTTAATTAGGGGCAAATATCCTAGATTATTTCAAACCTTGATGAGTTTTACATTTCATTCCTTTAAAACATTAAGAAGGCTTATTTTTAAATCTTTTCCTTCTGCTAAAGAAAGAAAATATGCCATAGGTGCATTAGCTACTTTTTATCTAACTCATTTTTTAGTTGGTGGAATGGCAGCTACTCCAGGCGGAGAACTTTTTTGGCAAATGGTTGATATTCCTTTTAAAAAAGTTTTTGGACAGTCTATAAAGACTTATTTAATGAATGAGTTTTCTGATAAAGAACGCAGGAAATTGCGTTTGTTTATACAATATGGATTATTGGGATTAGCAGGATTACCAAGTGTGGCAGATAGAATTGGATTTGGTTATAGAGAAGTAAGTAAACTTAATAATTTTATAGCAGATGCAATGGCTCATTTAGCTCCTATTCCAGTAATGATTGCTAATCAAGCTGTTAAAGCTATTAGAATGACACAGAAAGGATATTCTTGGCCGACTGCTATTTCTCAACAATTCTCTCCTACCGTTGTAAGGAATATTTCTAGGACGCTGTATGCGATTAAAAAAGGTTATTTGCCAACTTCCTATGGTAAACCTTTGCAAGATATATATGGTAATAACTTTGTGCCTACTGGATTAGAAGAAATTGCTATGTCTTTTATTGGTGCAATTCCACCTGAACAGCAAGAAATTTATGAAATTAAAGAAGCTCAAAGAAAAAAAGAAGATATAAGATTAGCTCATTTACACGATATTACTAATGACATAGTATTAGGATACCTTGATAAAGATTATGCACGAATAGGCAGAGGGTTTGCAAAATGGACAAAATATAATAAAGAGATAATTAAAAAGATAATTAAGGCAAAGAAAGAGAAAAGGAATGATTTAGCTCGCTTCTGGTCAACTCAGTTAATAGAGCAAAAAGCAGTTGAAACATCTATTAGAAATAGATTAGGAAGACATGAAAGTGCACCAAATTTATTAACAATGAGTTGGTGGAAAAAGGGGCAAAAAGGGTATGAAGAAGCTGTAAAAGTTATTCTTTTAAGGGAATATTTACGCAGGCTTAAGCAAAGATTAAGGAGGTAATGTAATGGAAGAAAACAAAGATAAACAGGCAGGATTACAATGGCTTTGGCAACACGCTCTTTTCTTGCCTAAGAATAGTGTAAGGGCAATTGCGTTTCTGTTTACACTTATGCTTCTTGGTTATCTAGCATTAAATTTAAAAGGCCAAGTCCAAATGACGATTATAGGTGGACTTATTAGTGTGCTTACGAGTGCCCTGCATTATTATTTTGGCGGAAGAGAAAAACAAGAGGAGAAAAATAAATGGGCAAAGTAATAGCCGAGAATGAAAATTGGAGAATAAGACAAGCTGAAGGTGATAATTATGCTCTTACTTGCGCAAAAGGCCATTTCACCTTCTACATCAAGGGTGAAAATGAAAAACTAGTATTCTATAATATGCTCAAATCAGTAGAAGCAAAAATGAAAGAGGTGGCTTTTATTACTTTTGGCGGTTGGTTTGCTTTGTGGTTAACTGCAGAAGATGTAGCATTCCTTTTAGCAAATCTCCCTATGACTGATGCAGAAAAACAGGCTAGTATAAATGCTGAAATAGTGGATGAAAAAATAACCATTCAGTGAGTGATGGAGAATAAAAGAATAATTTGTGTTAGTGACCTCCACATTCCTTATACATCGCAATATTTTATTCCCTTTGCTGATTATGCTTCTAAGGCAGATAAGGTTGTTTTTTGTGGTGATATTTTAGATTTAGTAAGATGTAATATTAAAGATATTAAAAATAGCTATATTGGACAAGAATTGCTAAAAGCGTTAAAAAAAATTATAAAATCAACTCAAACAGTCTTTATTGAAGGCAATCATGACCCAGAGTTAGGAAAAGGTTTAACTGAATTATTAGGAATGGAAATACAATCATCCACTTTCTACCGCATTGGGCGGATAGGCTTCGCCCATGGTTTTCAATTTGACCCTCTATGTAAGCACTGGGATTGGAAATTATTATCAAAGTTTGCACCATGGTTTTTTAATCCACCTTCTAAATGGAAGCAGAGAAATAGAGAAAAATGGCATGAAAAAATAGGACAGATATATGCAGAAGCATTTTCTTTTTTAGAAAAAGCTGATTGGTGTAGAATATTGATTATTGGACATACTCATTATCCCTCTATTCATACATTGGAAACAGGACAGAAACTAGTTGACTGTGGGGATTGGGTAGATAGTAATAGCTGGATAGAGATTGAAAGAGGTAAAGTGGAAATTAAAACTTTATGAACCAGCAAGAAATTGAAGCCAGAAGGCTTACCACTCTAATTAAGCAATGGGCAATAGAAGCTAGGACTAGATGTTCTGAAACAGAAGACCCAGAGGAATGTCAAAAACTTATGAAGCAATTACTAAAGCTATGTGAAAAGTTTGAAAGATTGATAAGTTTAATTAAATGGTTTAAAAATTGAGCAGGAGGTTTTAAGATGAAAAAATTGTCCATTATTTTTCTATGCTTTCTATTTTTGGGTTGTGCTGGGCATACAGGTAAGCTAATTAAGAATTATGAAGACTTTATGAAACAGGCAGATGAGCTAGCTCAGGTCTTATGTGAACATAGTGAATTTTCTACCTGTTATTGGCAGACAGCGTTAGGTAATGATATAAATAAATTGCCTGCTGAAGCTTTGAATATACTAGATGAAATTGAACAAATAACAAAAGGGAAAACGGTAGATGAACTAACGGAGTGTGAGAAAGGCAAATTGCTAGGATTATGGCAGAGGTTTGGTTCTCTAGTGGGTAAGGATATAATAGAACGGGTAGTGCCTTACATGATAAAGTTTGTGGGAGCTTTGTAAAATGCTGATTAAATTCCTTGCCTACAAAGGCACTGATTGGTTAGCTAAGGTTATCAAGCGGGAAACTCAATCTGATTACAGCCATATTGCTTATATTTGGAATAACAAATACGCAGTAGAATGCTGGCCTGAACATTGGTATCAACTGTTAAATGTGAGATGGAATATTAGACCAGTTTTTAAGGGATATAAGAGAAATGACGAGTATGAAGTTTGGGGTTTAGAAGTTTCCGAAGGTCAAGCCTGTATTATACATAACTTCTTTCTAGGTCTTGTAGAGAAGAAGGCTAAGTTTGATTATGTAGCTGGTTTTGGGCTGTTTACGAAATGGAAAAAGGAAAAGAAAGGTCAATACTTTTGTTCTGAGGGGTGTATCGCTCCACTTGTAAAAATATTTGATTGGTCACACATCAAGCCTTGGAAAGTTAGCCCTGAAAATTTTGTTCAGATTATTCAGGCTTGTGGTGGGAGGTTGATAGAAAAAGGTAAAGTGAAATAAAACGGAGGTAAAAATGTTAGCACAAAGACGTCCTCCTAGAGATGGACGGGGAAAAGGTCAAGGGATGCCAGGCGGTAGAAGGAGAGGGCGTAATACTAGACCTTGCAAAAGAGGAGGAATGGGTTATGGACGTGGAAGTGGTAGAGGTAAAGGCAAAGGTAGATAGTAAAACTGCCACATATTTGGCCTCTGAGGCAGGTTTAAATTGAAACAGGATGTTTGATATGGGTAAAGCAGAGAAATTGCAATACGGGGCATTCTCATGCAAAAAACAGCTTTAGGAGATAAAATTAAACAGCAAGACCATAATTTAAAAGTTAAAATTTATAAATATTTACTTTCTTTACCTTTTAATGTCGTTCCTACTTCGGCAGAAATTGCAGAGAAGTTTCAAGTAGATGTTAAGGATGTTGAGAGAGTTCTCGGTTTATTATTAGAACGGCTTTATGAATATAGAAGTAAGCATGTTAATAGAGTTCTTCTTATGCTTGAGAGTAAATTGCTTGAAAAAGCTATGGAAGGCAAACTTGGTGCTATTGAATTAGGATTAAAGATATATAATAAATTAAAAGAAACCTTAGAAATTAGACATAATATAAATGTTGATACCCCTTTGTCTCAATACAATATAAATATTTTTACAGAGCAAGATAAGAATTTAATAGATAGAATAAATAGAGCATTGAGTTCCATCCCTTCTCTATCTGATAAAGAGAAAGAAAAGGTAATTGATGCAGAAGTAGTTAAAGAGGAGGGGGGGGATATAAAATTCCCAGAGCGCCAATTTGTTGAAAATTTAATTAAGAAAGATAAAAAGAAAAAGAAAAAAAAATAATCACTTAGCTATCCAGTGTCTTCTTTCTTTTTGCTGATTTTGTAATTCTCTCCACCTGTCTTTCCTTTTTTTAGCCATTTCACGGCGTTCAAAATAAGGGAATAAATATAAAACTATATATCCAATGCAGTCCATGCCATGAGCTAAGTATTCATCTCTTTCCCAACTTAATTCATTAGTCTTTTTAGTTTTAATATATTGAAAGCATCTATGGATGTAAGCACAACTTTCTGTTGAAATAAAACTTTCTATAGGGCTATCGGCAATTTCATCATTTATTAAAAGCCCAGGTTTCCCATTATATTCATCAGTTAATTTATTTCTTATTTGCACAGTCATTCGTTCTTTTTTATTAGGAACAGGTATAACAGGAGATAATCCTGCAGCTATTAAAGCTTCTACACTCATTCCTTTATCAGTTCTTTGTTGTCCTGCTTCATCTGCCAGATAGATAAAAGAAGCTCCTTCCCCAAACCATTGTTTTAATTTACTTTTTACATATTTAGCAAAGGGAAATATATCTATTTGTTTCCCAAGAATACATTTTAAAATAAGAAGACAATCATCATCATCTACTTGAGCACATACCACGCAAGGATGTAAAAACCCATAATCTATACCTACATATACAGGTTTCTCTTTAATATATGTAAGTTGCCTTACATGTTTAAATTTATCATATTGAGGGAAATGCCTGCCTGATTGTGGAATATCAAAAGTTCCTAATACATTTATAGCAAAGTCAATAGCACCTCTTTGTTGTTTTTCTCTTTCCACATCCTTTTTGGACATCTCATCATCATATCTCCAATCAAACTCATAAATACTAGGTAATTTTAAATTTGGATTTGTTCTTAATGGCTGTCTTTTACTAAATAATTGATAAAAATAATAAGAAGTATAATCATTATCGGCAGGTATAAGTCTTTCTCTAGCAGGAGTTCCACAAGCTATTCTACATAATACTGTATCAGTTAATGTTGACCATGCTGCAGCGTCTGTATGATACCATAAACTGAATTCATCTAAAAAAGCTGCTCTTGCTCTACCACCAGCTCCAAAGTCTGCTGTATTTGCCTTTCCTCTAATAGATACTCCAGTTTCAGGATTGATTAAAAGACGTGTTCTGTCATGTTCTCTCCATTTAAATCCTTTAGGTAATAACCAATCAGGTAATGATTTTAATAAGTATCTTACTTTTTCAAAAAGACTATCCATATCTCCCCTTCTATCAACTGTTTCTTCATTCACTGAACCAAGAAGAAAATCACTAGGGAAGAATGGATTAAGAAAAAAGAAAAGGAAAATTCCTGTTACTGTATAAGTAAATCCAATACTTCTTTTTTTAAGAGCTATTAAATCACCTCCATATAATATTCTTTCAACAATAGCTGGAACTAATATTTCTCTTTGATATTTCCATAAAATAAATGGTCTATGAGGACTATCAGGATGTCTTACTGGACAATATATATAAAGAAAACAATCAAAGAAAAAAGTTATATCTTTGAAAGTATATAATTTAATATCCTGTCTAAATTTACTATCTTTCCTTGCTTTTTTGAGAAGTTCTCTTCTAAATTCTAAGTTTGCTTTATATTCTATTGGATATTTTATCTTATTTTTAGGAAAAACAGCGTTTAAATGTTCAATAGAAGGTGCAAATTCAGAGAATTTTTGAGATTTCATATATATATATGTATTAAATTCCAATTGCCTTTTTGTCAATCTTTTGCGAGCTTGACAGGATTATGATTGTATTTTATATTATCTATAATAAATCCTTATGGCTAGAAAAAAGAAAGAAATAGATGTTATTTTAGAACGATATGAAGAAGTAAAGTCTGCTTATAAGGATTTTTGGGAAAAGGCAGAAGAAAGTTATGGTTTTGTTTATGGCGGTAAATATCAATGGTATGTAGATGGTAGCGATAAATATTATAAAGATTTAAAAGATGCAGAACGCCCTACCTTATCTATAAATAGAATACAGGCCAAATTAAATCTTCTTGATGGTTATTTTCTTACTACTAGATATGATATTAAATTCCGTCCACAACAAAAGAAAGACCAAGAAATAGTTGATATAGCTAATCAATTATATAAATTAGTTTGGTATCAAATAAAAGGGGATACAATTGAAGGAGAAGTTTTTTATAATGGCATAATTTCAGGAGAGCATTATTTTTTTATTTATCCTGATTATTCTAAAGATATTATTCGTGGTGATGTGGGTCTTTGTGCTTGTTCTCCGTGGGAGGTAATGTTTGATCCAAGAGCAAAACGGTATGATAAAACAGATGCTGAATATGTCTTTAGGTCTGTATGGCTTCCCATAGAAACAATCAAACGAAGATGGCCTCAAAAAGCTAGACAAATAGATAAGTTAATTAAGGTTTTAACTATTATTTCTACTAAAGGATTTGAGGCACTTAAACAAAGTGTTCATATTACACATCCTTATGATAGATGGAGAGATGCTTTATCACGGCCTTATAATATTAAGGCGAATGAAGGAAGAATAGATGAGTATTGGTATAAGACTTGGGAAAAAATTGAAATTATTGTTGATGCTATTACAAAGAAAGTCATTGATGAAAATGAAATAGATAAAGAAACTTTAGAAATTAGAAAAAAAGCTGGAGATATAGAAGTCTTAACTAGATATATTCCTAAAGTAAGAGTTAAATATTTATTTGGAGATATAGAGCTTAGTGATGAGCCTTCTCCTTGGACAAAAGGAGAATTAGCAAAGAATTTCCCTTTTGTTCCGTTTACGATATATAAAATATATTTGCCTACAGAAAAAAAATATTTAATTTGGGGTGTTATAGAAGTTCTTAAAGATGTTCAGAAAGAAATAAATAAAAGGCATAGTTATCTTATAGAAGCTATGCTTAATGCTCCTTATAGTGTTTTAATTTATGAAGACCAAACTTTTACTCCTGAAAGTGAAGAAGCTTTAAGCAAAAAAGGGTTTCGCCCAGGAATGTCTTTAAAAACTTATCCAGGCAAAATAAACAATTACAAAATTGAAAATACAGTGCAATTTCCTGTAGGTTTATTGGAATTAGAAAATTTAGCCCTTAAAGATGCTGATATAGTTTCTCCTATTATCCCTCCTTCTGGCAAAGTTAAATCAGGTTCTGCAATGCTTCAGGAAGAAAGAATTATGCTTACAGATAAAGCGAGAATATTTAATAATTTCAAAGAGACAAAAATACTTTTAGCTAGATATTTATTTAATGCTATTCAGCAAACTTATGATTATGAAAAAACTTTCAAGGCGGTTGATAGTGATGAAGAATATACTATAAATCAAGTAGTTTTTGCTACTAAACAAGAACCACATCCACTTACTGGTTCTCCTGTTGAAACTGTTGTTAGAGATGAATTTGGCAGACCTGTAATAGAAAAAATAGTAAATGATATTACAAATGAAGCACTTGACTTTGATATTATTGCTACTGAAGTTAATGCTTCACCAAGTTATAGATTAGCAGTAGCTAATGATTTATTAAAAATAATTCAAACAACACCAAATCCAATTTTTATTAAAATGTTATTTGAATATTTGGACTTACCTTCTCATATCAAAAAAGAATTAGAGCAACAAATAAATGCCCAAACACAACAAGCATTACAGCAACAAAATTTGCCACAAAATATAAGACAATTACAAACTCCATTTAAACAAGGAGGGTAAGGTATGGATAATACAGAAGAAAAAAAAGAAGAAGGAATGGAAGAAACTTTACCACCAGAAGAAACTGAAGAAACTACAGAAATACAACCATCTGAAAAACCTGAGGAAAAACCTGAAACACCGCCAGAGAAAAAAGATAAAGAATATAACTTCAAAGTTTTAAGAAATGAATTAGAGAAACAAAAGAAATTAGTTGATTATTATGCTAATCTAGCAAAACAAACACAAGTTCAGCCAATTCAACCTCCTTATGATATTCCTAAACAACCATTCCCACAGAATATTCCACAAACTCCTCTTATTCCTACGCCAACAGTGCCTACTCCTTTTGGTTCTGTGCCACCTAATGTTACTCCTACTTCTCCTGCTTTGTCTAAAGATATAACCGAATTTAGTCCTCAAGAAGAAACAGAAATAGCTGAAGCAGATGACCCTGCTGCTAAAGCAAAAGAAATTTTACAAAATAAAATTCGTGCTTATACTGATTATATTTATCAAGTGCAAGGTTTACAACAACCACAAATTTCTCCAACTGATATTGCTCGTTTAGTAGATGAAAAAGTAAGTGAAAAAATAGAAATGGATAGACTGCAAAGAGGATTAGAAGAAGTAAGTCAAAATCCAGAATTTATTGACCTCGTTAAAAAGCATGTAGAACCGACCAAAGATAGATTAGCACCTTTCTGGAACAGTTTTTATGTATTTGGAGAAAATGCAGGTAAGGTTTTATTTGAAGTTTTAAAAGCTTTAGATAAAAGTGAACCTGATGTAGCTAAGGAAGCTTTTAAAGCTGGGCAAAGACAAATTGTTGAGAAATTACAACAAAGAGCAACAGCCCCAACACCACCTATGGGTAGAGTATCTACAAAAACAGAATATACAGCAGAGGATTTAGAAAATATGTCTGTTGATGAGATAATGAATGTTCCACCTGAAATAATAGAGAAGTGGAGAAAAGGGGAATTGGATTAAATAAATTTATATGTTCAAATCCTTTATAAAACAGAAATTTCTTTCATTTTTATAATCATCCTCATATAAAAAAGTTACTGTTTGAGGAAGTATTATAGGCAGTGTTTCTATATATTTCCCGCAGTGAGGACAATATTGTAAACTAATTTCATCTTCTTCCCATTTACCACTTAATTTATTTTTTGTATGAGCAACAAAACCAATATAAGCATTTTCCCTTTTTACAATAAATCCCCATTTAAAATAATGAAATTCAAAAAGTCCTTTTTTAAATTTTTCACAGCAAATATGGTTTTTAACATAATTCTCTATTGTTTTTTTAATTTCCTCTTTTTCCCATTTATGAAAATTCATTTTTTTGTATTCCATGCTATTTCCTTAAGTTGTCTTAATTTTCTCATAAGTCGTATTTCTTTTTCCTTTTCTAACTGTATCATTTTATACATCTCCTGTTTGCTCAAACGGGCTTTTTCTTTTTCTCGTTCTATTTCTTTTACTCTTTTTTTCACATCCATTTTAGCCAATTCTGTTAATTCTAATACTTTTAAAAGAGGGTTACCAAATTCTTTTGGATACAGCCAACATAATCTACTAACTCCTGTTATTTGTTCTAACTTTTTTGCTAATTCTAAAGAGGGTCTTGTATCCTGATGTGCCCATCTACATAAAGAGCCAAATGATATACCAGTTGCTTGAGACAATTTCTTTAAAATTTCATAATATTCCTTTCTTAATTTACGGTATTTTCTTTTTGGTTTTTCTATAGGTTCGTCAAACCATTTATTCTTCATTGCTAGTGCAACAAATTGTATATACTTGTCCATCAATAGTGCACAATCCTGAAGGGAATGTCCCAATAGGACATAATTCTCCAGCTGGCACTATAATACAAAAGTAAAGAGCAAATAAAAATGTAAGTATTTTTTTCATTTTTACCTCCTAAAATTTAATATACCCAAATACATGGGTGCGGTTTTGTCTTATCTATATCTAAATGAATAAAATTTGCACCTATTCCCATACGCCGTATGCCAAGAATTATAGCAAAAGCAATAATTTTATATCTGAAAGTTGAATTGGGAATATAAATATCCGCTGCAAGTCCTTTTAAATGAGCAGAATTTTCAGAACCACCCACTTTTTTATTATGTTTTACACATCTAAAACCAGAAGTAATATTCAATGGTTCTCTTATCCAATCCCTTAACTCATCTAATTTTTCTACAAACTCTTGTTTCATTTCACATCTACCACAACAAGGGCAGGCAAATTCTTCAGGGGTAAAATGCTTAATTTCTTTCCACCATGAAAAATGGGATATTTGAATACTCATACTTTTTCTACCTCACTCAACAATAAATAAAACTTTCCTTTATCTGACACTTCAACCCTTACTTGCTTCGGCTCATCATTGCATACATGCACTACAATAGCCTCTTCTCCACATATATTAAGTTCTTTGGTATAGAAACTAGGCAAAATCATCACCCTATCACCTACTTTGAAATTGGCTTGGGTCATTGTTATCTCCTTTAAACTGGTAATAGTGGTTCAGGAGTTGAGTTTATCCATTTTTTTGACATCTTTACTATTCTTTCTCCATCTCCAAAATTTTATCTGCAATTATCCTAGCAGTTTCTTTTGGCTTATTTTTAATAATCCATATTTCTTCATAAGGCCAGTAATGTTTGGTTAATATTTCTTCCATAGCTTTAACTACCCTAATGTCTTCTCTTTCTTTAGAGCGTAGAAAAAATGTATACAAATCAACGCCCCGAAATTCCAAATCACATAAAGAGGGGATATAGGGCAGATTAGCTAACAACCGATATGCGCAATTATCTATAATGCTTCTATCAGCCACAATTATTTTGTCTTTATGCACCAGATAACTAGCAATAGTGCAGTTATCCAATGCGTCTTCAAACAGATTATAAGCTAAACGATTAGTAAAAATCTTTTCCTTCCAATTTTGTCTAATGTCCATTTGTTTTAATATACTATCTGCAAACTCACCCACAAAGGCAAATTTTTCAGGTGGTAGGAATTTTTTAAGATAAACAAAAGTAGTTGTCTTGCCAACATTATGGCTACCAGATAGGGCATAAACTTTAATCATGATTTCTCCTTTTTTGTTTTTGAAGTTTTATAAAGTTCCTCGTCAGTCATTGATATTCTCCTACCACTTAAAAGCATTCTCTATTATTCTCACTCGTGTTACTAATCTAGGATAATCCTCTTTAAACAAATCCAATGCCTCTTGGCTCATTAAAAAGCGATTTAACCTTTCCACATCCTCCAATTTAATAGAACTACGCACAAGGCTGATAATTGAATCTATCTGCAATGCAATACGTAACCAATAGTTTTTATCTGGTTTTGTTTGGATTGCTTTGTTTAACATAGTTCACTCCTTCTTTTTTAAGTTTCCATTTTCTCTCATCTTTGTCATAATAATATCCTCTCTTTTTCAAAAAAAAAGCCAAATTAGTGTAAGAAATTTTGCAGACTTTCCCAAACCTTGTTACATTTCCAAATTTTTCTAATACTTTTTTTATTCCACCATATCGTTTAAAAGCTTCCCTTGCAAGTCCATGAGGAGCATGGTTATACTCCCTAGATTTGGTTTTAATTTCCAATTTTTTTAGTCCTTGTAAAATTGTAGTTTGTTTAAATCCCCATCTCAATCCCATCCCTTTTGTTCCTTCTTCATTATACTGACGCTCTAGCTCTGTTTTTACTTTTTCAACGTCGCATTTGTAATAATAAAACACATGCCAAAGAAAAGACCCCGCTGGGCTAGCAGTTATAGTAGAGGCTATTGCAGTTTTCAGTTTCGCAGACAAGGGATAATTAAGCTTATCAGCCCATTCAAATAATTCTTTCAATTCCTTGTTTGTAAGCTTTAACTTAAGTATTTTACGACGTGTCTTTCTTTTCATCTATCATCTCCACTCTTATTCCCATTCCTCTTTTAGGCAACCATTCAGTCCTTATAAATTTTTTAATTTTCACTGCCGTGGGCGTTTCTTCTATAACTTTTACTTCTTTGACTATATGCCACGTTCCAAGGTCAAAATCTTTTTCCCAAATCAATGCTCTTTTCTTCATTTTACATCCACCTACCCATAAACAGTAAAAGGAGAAGGAGCTTTGTCTTTAGTAGGTCTATTTCTTCTCTCCCAATCCTCATTCACGAGTAATTGTAATGCTTTTATAGTCTTTGAATTGCTAACCGACTTTCGTTTACTTGTCTTTTTATTTTTTATATATTGATTGAGCCAACATTTCACACAATACTTACTGCCTGGAATAGCAGGTTTCCCACAAATAGGGCATCTTTCTTGTTTCCTCATTTCCCTTTGCCATTTTAATTGTCTTGAAATAATTTCTTTCATAATGGCCTCCCTAAGTTAATTCTTGTTCCATTTCTTCCCTCTCACTTTTATAATTTGAAAAACAGTCTGTAATTGCTGTAACATAACTTCTGCACTCTCCACCCATTCTCCCCAAGTTTTAGCATTACTAACATCTTGCCATACATTCATTTCTTGCTTTTTGTTACAGCTTCCAAATATAACCCTAAGAGGGCAATACTTGCATAAATCATAATCGCTTATATCCAAATGGAAAAAAGCTTGGCAAAGAGGACAATCATCACTAGACCAAGTTTCTTTTATTTTTTCAAACATCTTCCACCCTGTAACTGCTTCATTGGGCATTTGTGTTTTTGCCCAATTTATCATTTTTTCCCAATGTTCTATTGATTGGACAGTTGCTTCTAAAAGTTCTTTTAATGGGATTTTCATTTTCCCTTCCTCCTTTATCTCCTATTTTGAATTTATTTATAAATTCTTCTTCCCAAGGGAAATATGTCTGCCCTATCCCTATTAAAGAACGAGCAAGGCATGTTTCACCTTTTTTGATTTCACTCCCACATAAATCACAATAATAATTGTGTAGGGCTTCCCCCCATTTTTCAATACACTTTTCATTATAGCAGTCATCTGGTTCATGTGTTACTCTTTCTTTCTGATTTTCCGCACAGGCCTTACATAATATTTCTCGTTTCATTTTATTTCCGCATTTTTATATTTTTTCTTTAATTCTTTATAAGCCCGACGTCTTGGGTCAGCTACTATGCATCCCTCTATTCTTTGATATGTTCTAAAACGAGGGCTATATAGTTTACCATATACTCGTTGTCTTAATTGTCTAGCCTTTTTTGCATTCATTTTTGACCTCTATTAGGTTTCTTTTGTAGTTCAATTGGCAAATGATTAGAAGGCAAAAATGGCAAAGGACGAGAAAATTCATTTTCTTCATAAACTATTCGCCCAGACATACTATGCGTATGCCTTAGCAATTTATTCAACTTTTCTACTTCTTTTATTAAAATAACTATTTCTCTTCTCAAAACTTCTAACTTTTCTGTATTATCCATTTCATCCCAATACGGTGGTCTATTTGCTGCACAATTTTCCATTTTTACCTCCTTTGTTTTTATAATTTATTCAGCCTTTATAAAATTTCCATTTTTAAAATCAAACTCAAAATCAAATTCTTCTATAGTTTCACCTTCTGCTCCACAACCACGCAAATCAGGTATTTCTGCAACATAATATCCCTTACCATCATAATCAAAGTCCTTTTCAATTACGATATGATAACGTAAGCTGAGATAGTATGATAAATCTTTCTTTAAAACTCCCATACCACATTTTCTCCTTTATAAAACTTCCTTCTAATTATTTTCCCAATTAAATGTAAACTATCACAGCCTAAGATAAATATATCCACGTGCCCGTCTTCTCTTTTTACCCAGACCTGAACCATGTCATTTTTACCCCAAGGCACTGTTTGTAAGGCTTTCTTTTTTCCACCCAATCCTGTATGTAGTGTAGCCTGTATCCATAAAGTAGGTTTATTTTCTTTTTTAGCAATTAAATCCACACAACCAAATATATCATTTCGTTGGCTAATATAAATTTGCTTTTTCTTACCAAACTTATCTTTTGTAACAATCATCCTGCCCACGGGTTTCTGATTATGAACAGTCCAGCCTAATTCCTCAAGCCATTTCTTAATCCAGTCTTGGAAGGCTAAGCCTTTTTTTCTGCGAGTATCTTTCATTCATTTTTCCTTCTTTATAATAGGGAATATAAATAATCATCACTTAATTCTTCTTTTTTGGGTTCTAAATAATATTTCAATGCTTGAAATATCTCATCATTTGTAACATCAAACTTTATGCTACTCAAATAATAATCTGAATAATAAAGAAATTCTATTTTCCCATTTTTATTAAATATAAGTTTGATTGAGTTGACTGAGGAGCGGTTAATTATCCACATATCCGCTTTTTTACTATAACTAAAATACTTTTTAGAAAGGTCATTAATACTATTTTCAATTTCTTCTTTAAGTTTTGGTAAATCAGAAAGATAATAGTTATTTAGAATCCAAATACAAAATGCTCTTCTTAATTTTGTTACAATTTCTTCTAGTGAGAATTTGTGATAATGTAAAAAGAAATCTATATCCATTCGTATAATATTTAAAATATCTATGCCATCTTTTTTTATTTCTTTTCTTTTCTTTTCTCTATTTTCTTTTGTCCCTGCTACGTCAATATTAATTATTTTATATTTAGCTTTATATTCAATCATCTTTTTCTCCCTTTTGGCAATTTTACTTTCCCTTCTTTAGCTAACTTATAAATAAAATATGAATATCCAGGAATAAATTTATCTT